TCCAAATTTTTGAAAACGTACACACGCTGGATTTTCTTAACAAACGTGCCATCTTCGTTTACGTTCGTGAGATCAGCGGTCTAAACCAAAAGCAGTTAGCATATGCCTTGGGTGCGGTGAGGAAACATTACAAGACAATTCGTGGTAGCAACGAATTCGAGATTTTTTGAGGTGAGTTTTGACTAAAGCAAGAAACGATGCAATCGATCGTCTGGAGGCGACGAACAAGAAGATCGATGCGTTTTCTGACCTCCTGGATAAGATTTCAAGCCTCGAGGACAAGAAAAAACTCTTGTGGAAGGAGATTTACGAAAACGCTTTGAATGATCGAGAAAATGCCAACACGCTTTACACAAACCTATACTTAAAAATGGAGGGTAGCCAATCGGATCATGTCGCGGTCGGTTCAATCATGGCAAAGTATTTAGAGCGCATGTGTAAATCAAATGAACAGATCCTTAAGCTTGCAGATTTGATTGCAAAAGAGGAATTGAAGGCATCAAAGATTGATGCCGATGACATGTTTTCAGCAATAAGCGATAAGTAAATGTCAAGAGCTGCAGCAATAGGTTCATCGGTCAGCAAAACAACGTCAGCAGCTGAACGTCGGTTTCGCAAAAAACATCCGAGCGTGTTTTTACGTGCGGTTGTCGTGGAAATGCTCAACGACCCAAGCTATTACAGTGACGAAGAACTTCTAGAGATCTTTAATAACATCTCGAATCCCGGGATACTGACTGGCAACCCGGCCGTCCCACCCTTTGATGAGGAAGCTGGTGATACCGTAGAGACGCTACGCTATCTCATACCTCGAAACTCGCTTTTGATCAAGATCGTCACCGCGGGCGCAGCGAAATCGGAACCGAAGTCAACGCTTTGCTTTCCGTTCTTTCCACCACACCTTCAGTTGCCCGTGAAACCAGGTGAACAGGTCTGGGTGATGTCGGAACGTCCTGGTCAAGAGATGAAATACCTGTACTGGATGTGTAGGATCACAGCTCCTGGTTTCACAGATGGTATCAACTACACACACCTCGATCGCCAGATCCTTCCGGCACCCACTGATGTGACCGCGAGTTTTCCAAACGGCGACGGCACCCCACCGCACTTTACGTTACCAGAACCGGACAGTTACGATGTGATCGTTGATGAATCTTCTGCCGAGATATCATTTTCTCCAGAGCCGGTGCCTCGTTTAACTCGACGAATTGGTGATCTTGTCTTGCAGGGCTCAAACAACACGCTTATCTTGTTGAGCGATGATCGGGGCTGGGGCGCTGACGAGTTGCCTGCAACCAGCGAAACCAGTAACGCCTCGAAATCGGTTGATGAGGTATTGAGAACGTTTGCAGGGAGCATTGACGTCGTCGCGGGGAGAGGGCGGTTTCTTGGTGCGGTGGATGCAGATCCGGTGGGTACGCCACCCCGTGTAATTGAAAACGCACGTGAAAAGGAGGAGACAGACAAGTACTTCATAAATCCCATTGAGGGTGATCCCGATTTCGTGACCGATTCATCACGTGTGTATGTGGCAATGAACACCGATGGTGACCTTAAGTTGGGTCTTACGTACCCGACGGTGGACCTGGTTCCCGTGCTTCCCGTTATAGCATCGCCCTACGTCATCGTCAAATCGGATGAGGTTCGGATAGTCGCGCGACAGGATACCGTCAACGCGATCAATGGTAGCATCAAGATCGTTAAAGAGGGGATCGAGAACGTTGACAAGGCAGTCATCATCATGCAACCTGACGGGTCGATTATGATCGACGGACCCAAGATCGTTCTAGGCTCAGGACTACCGGATCAGGTGATCATCGGAAACGATTCGCTTGGTTCGGATCACCTGATCAAGGGCGAAACGCTTTTGGCTATGATAAAAGCTTTGGAAACCACATTTAACAATCACATACACAACACCGGTGTTGGACCGTCGGCTCCGACAATACCACCGTCTGTAGAACTTTGGGATTCGTCACTCAGCGTAGTCGGGAAGGTAAAGTAATGTCGCTAGCCGTCGACGATTTGTCCTCTGAGTTGAAGGACATTTTTGACGGTGCCACCGCAACTGAAACTCTGGGTCCGGACGTTGCTGATCTGATAGTGACCGCTTTCCTTGATTGGGTGAAGAGTGTAGAGATCAGTCTTAGTGGGAACGCGCTGGGCGAAGGCGCTCCGCCGCCGACAATGACTGCCGCGGGACAGACTCTTAACCCTGACTCAGCGATTGTGGACGCGGGTTACGCTTCGCTGCATGAAGCACTCGTCACCGACTTTGATGCGTCTTCCACGGAGTGGCCATCGTTCTCGGACACTTTGGCTGCGTTCATGGCTACGTTGACGTTGTGGGCAAATGACACTGGTTGGTCGGTCGCTGATGCCATTGTAACGTCAGGCACGTTTTCGTTCACGGATGCTCATACGAGTGATCCTCCTCCTGCTGATACGACTGTAGCGGGTTTGAATCACGCCAATGCGTTTTACGATGGGGTGATCGGCTCATCTGTTTCTAGCGTCTTGGGCGGGGTCATCGAGGGCTTCGACACTGTCGGCGCACCCGTTGGTTCAAGCATCTCTTAATACGAAGCACTACGATTGAGTGATACTTATCTATTGAGGTGAACCTTGCCCGCGGGATCTAATAAGACATACAGCTTCAAGGCGGTCGGCATGACGGCCGTTGAAGCGCAAGACCAGACAGACCTAACCGGTAGAACTCGTTACATCGGTATTAAGACACCGGTGCAGTTCAGCACCGGGGGCGGTCTGTTCGCGATGCACACCGATATATTGAAAAACATCAAAGACAACTTCAAGAACCTGTTGCTTACAAACCACGGCGAGCGTCTGGGGTTGTATGATTTCGGTGCGAACATCAGGCCACTTCTTTTTGATTTGGGAACGGCGGATTTTGATGGGGTCGCCATCAGGCGAATTAACAAAGCAATATCTAAATACATGCCTTTCATTGAGCCGTTAACGTTTGAAACATTTGAAGACGGTATGAACGAACAGGACCTTGCAATGGTGCGCGTCAGGATAACGTACAACATTCCGTCGATAGGCGTTAGTCAGCAGGGCATTGAAATAACTCTTCAAGCGGGTGGGTAAGTGGCTGAAAAATTAAAAAACGTAAGACAAAGAAACTATCTGGCTCGAGACTTTGATGGGTTTAGGGCGCAGCTTATTGAGTATGCAAGGATTTTTTATCCTGACAAGATTCAGGATTTTTCCGAAGCATCGCTGGGCGGGCTGCTCGTGGACATGGCCGCAATGGTCGGTGATACCATGTCGTTTTATCTGGATCACCAGTTTAACGAATTGAATTACACCCGAGCGGTTGAGTTATCAAACATCGAGACGCATCTTAACAACGCCGGTGTTAAGATTCGAGGAAAAGCTCCTGCATCAACGTATGTTAAACTTTCGTTCATTGTTGGTTCAAAATCGGTTGCCGGCCAAGTCATTCCAGATACGAACCAGCTTCCGAAAGTTATTATGGGCACCACGCTTAGAGCAACAAACGGTACTACGTTTACGACCATCGAGGACGTTGATTATGCAGCAACAGATTTTTTGGGCAAATTGATAGCTGAAGTTGAGATAGCAACCACGGACACCCTCGGTGCTGCCACAACATTTAAAGTTTCACGATCCCTTCAGGCTGTTGGCGGAAAGCTTGTTGTACAAACGTTCAGCATTCCAGACGTACACGTCTCATTTAGAACGATCACCCTATCAAGCGCTGATGTTTCAAGTGTACTTTCCGTGGTTGATTTAAACAAAAACACTTATTACGAGGTCGATGATTTAAGTCAGGACAACGTTTTTAAAGCAGTGTCCACAGAGTCAGCAGCCGATCAGTCTGAGGCAACTTCCAACCTTGAAATAATCCCTGCGCCTTACCGGTTTACGAAATCCACAAGTTTGACAACCCGACTTACAACATTACGTTTTGGATCTGGAAATGCGAAATCGGTTCAAGACGATGTAATTTCAGATCCTTCCACCTTGGCTTTACCTCTTGTGGGAACAACAACGTTTTCGAGGTTTTCTATTGATCCGAATTCGTTGCTGAATTCAAACTCTTTGGGTATTTCGCCACGCGGTACTTCCCTTACAATCAATTATCTTGCGGGTGGTGGGCTCAATACTAACGTGGGCTCTGGTACCATAAATCAGGTTACAGCACTGAACATTTTGTTCCCATCAGCGGCAACATCACCACAAATCCAAACCATAAAAGCCAGTGTTGCGGTGACAAATCCAAATCCCGCTGCTGGTGGTGATGATGTTTTATCGGTGGCAGCTCTTAAAGCTAAGATTTCTTCTGCAAATAATTCTCAAAACAGAATTGTGACCCGGGAAGATCTGTTGGCCAGGATCTATACGTTACCGGCCCAATTCGGTCGGGTTTATAGGGCGGGTGTAACTCCGTCAATCGACAACAACCTGTCAAGCGACTTGTACATTGTAAGCAGAGACTCTTCAGGAAAGCTAGCTGCTGCGTCTGATACACTTAAGCTTAATTTACGAAATTACTTAAATGAGTTTCGTTTGATCAGTGAATCCATTCACATAAAGGATGCAAAAATAATCAATTTTGGCGTAGAGTTTACGATCAAGGTGACACCTAATGCAAATAAAATAACCACACTTCAGGGGGTGCTAAACAATCTAAAAATACTTTTAGACGTTTCTAAGTTCCAGGTGGGCGAATCCATTATTGAGTCTGATTTAATTTTCTCCATCTTAAATTCTTCAGGAGTTCAAGCATTACCTTCTATAAGGTTTCTTAACTTCTTCGGAACTCAAAATGAACAGTCTTATTCGTCAGAATTGTTTGATTTAAACGCAAGTTTAATGAATGGATTAATAACGCCTCCAGCTGGAGCAATTTTTGAACTAAAATATTCGGATAGCGATATCATTGGAAATGTGTTATGATCTTACAATTCACCGCCAGTGCTGATACGTACATTACAAACAAAATTATTAACAACTCGTTTTCGGCATCGGACGCAAATGTGGGTCGTGCGGGAACCATCGATATCTTTAAGCTTTATAATGAATCAACTCTGACGGGAACGACTGCAGAACCTTATAATACAGATAAGATAGAACTGTCACGGGCCTTGATTAAATTCGATTATAAATCCATCCAGGATCTTACTCGATCCACTATTGATTTTACGAATTCTTCATTCAAGGCTGAATTGTTGATGTTTGACGTTATGGGAGGTCAAGGCGTACCTTCAAATTTCACATTATCGGTTTTTCCGCTGGCGCGTAAGTTTGATGAGGGAAACGGTAGGGATGTCGCGGCGTTTAGAGACATAGACATTGCGAACTGGTATTCAAGCAGTTTTTCCGCGGGTGTTGCTACAATGTGGGTTTCGGGTGGAGCGAACGCATCGGGTTCAATTGGTGCCGATGACGCTGCGGATTATTATGCAAGCGGCTCCATCACCGCCGCAGGTTCAACAGGTGTCAGCCACTTAAATTTCGAATGCAAACAAACGTTTGTTGAGGGTGATGAAGATCTTAAGATCGATGTAACAAAACTGGTTTCCGCAAGTCTTGCAGGTCAGTTCACAAATCACGGGCTTAGATTGAGTTTCACGGCCAGTGAAGAAACCGATACGAGGACCAGGTTCGTGAAGCGCTTTGGTTCAACGCAAGCGAGAAACGTCTTCTTACGTCCGTTGTTACGAATTGGTTTTGATGATTCAATTCAAGACAATCATGAATCTTTCTTTTTCGATTTGAGTGGATCGATATTTCTCAATTCGTTTGAAAGGGGAAGACCCACCAACATCAAAAGTGGTTCGAACCTGTTATCTGTAACGGGAAGCGATTCTTTGATTTTGCATTTATCAACCGGCTCGTTTTCAAAATACGTAACGGCTAGCCAACACAAGATTGCCGGAGATCTCAATAACTTTATAACCGGTGTTTATTCTGCTTCTTTTGCTATTTGGAGCGGTGATACGACAACGGTGACGGGAAGCGAGACAATTGCAACGAAAGTGAGAGATAGCGGTAGCGTTTCGTTTACAACTTTTTGGAATGGCACAACTGGATCAATAGGTTTTCATACGGGTTCGCTAACAATTAAGGCTCCAACTCGTTATGGATTTAACGAAATTCCTAAAAATCTTGGAGTCAAGATCACTAATTTATCGTCGGAGTTTGGCAAAACAGAGAAGGTTAAACTTCGCGTTTTCATTACCAATTATAACGCTCAAACAACTGCGAAGAGGTTTCCGTATAGACTCAAATCGACCGTCATAGAAAAAGCATACTATCGTGTACGTGATGTTATGACAGATAAAATCATAATTCCATTCGCGGAAAGCAATAACGGTACA